TCTGAAAGAAATGAATTACAAAGTAGTATGTTAGGTGCAATTGGAACATTAAACGAAAAAACACCTATCATGACAGGAAATAAACCAAAACAAAATCCTTATGAAATCGACATAAACGGCGAAAAAGAGGATCTGAGTTGGTTACTAGGATAATAAATTATGGCAGATAATATTTTTACAAGACTCGGTAGATTATTTCAATCAAATGTTATAATCCGAAAAAGAGATGATAATAAATTAGTAGTTAGAGATTTAGACTATACACAAACTGCTCTTCAATCTAATTTTATCGAAAGATATAATAAGATGATACAGAAGACATATACTAATCCATATAGTTCAGCACAAAATCAAAGAGCTAGTTATGAAATTCGTAAGATGGATTTGTTCAGAGACTATGAATTGATGGATCAGGATCCAATCATCGCTTCAGCTTTGGATATCTATTCAGATGAATCAACAGTTGATAACATAGAGGGTGAGGTTTTACATATAAAAACAGAGAATAATAAGGTTAGAGCAATTCTACATAATTTATATTATGACATTATGAATATTGAGTTCAACTTATGGAGTTGGATACGAAATCTTACAAAGTATGGTGATTTTTATCTTCAGTTAGATATTGTGGATAAGTATGGTGTGGTAAATATAAAACCAATATCATCATATGATATGACCAGATTAGAAGATCATGATCCCAAAAATCCACAATTAATACAATACGAAATATTAAATCGTGGAGAAAAGGAGATAAAAGAAAATTATGAGATAGCACATTTTAGATTGTTATCAGATACAAACTTTTTACCATATGGTAAAAGTATGTTAGAGGGTGGTAGAAAAATATTTAAACAGTTGACTCTTATGGAAGATGCTATGTTGATACATAGGATAATGAGAGCACCTGAGAAAAGAGTGTTTAAGATTGATGTTGGAAACATACCACCGAGAGAAGTTGAACAGTTTATGCAAAGAATTATACAGAAGATGAAGAAAACGCCAGTTATAGATCAAAAGACTGGTGAGTATAATTTAAAGTATAATGTAGAGAGTGTTACAGAAGATTATTTCTTACCTGTTCGTGGTGGAGATAGTGGAACTGAGATCGATACTTTACCTGGATTAACTAATAATGATGCTGTTGAAGATATCGAATACTTGAGAAACAAACTGATGGCTTCTCTAAGGATACCAAAAGCATTTCTTGGGTATGAAGAGGGTTTGAGTGGTGGTAAGGCTACATTAGCTGCCGAAGATGTTAGATTCTCTCGTACCATTGAAAGATTACAAAAGATTGTTGTTAGTGAATTGATGAAGATAGGTGTGGTTCACTTGTATTCACAAGGATTTGAGTCATCTGATTTGATTGATTTTGATTTAGAATTACAGAATCCATCTATGATTCATGAACAAGAAAAACTTGAACTACTGAATCAACAATTGGATTTAGCTAGAGATGCTTTGGATAATAAAATATTAAGTCGTAAATATATCTATGACCACATATTTGATTTTTCAGATGAGGATAAAAAAGAGATATTTCAAGGTATTGTGCTTGATGCTAAAGATAAATTTAGAATTGAACAGATTGAAACAGAGGGTAATGATCCAGCTACTGAACCACCACCAGACGATGGGGGTGGGGATGAAGAGCCAGATCCTAATGAACAACCTAGAAAGGGTGATTGGGGTGGTAGTGAAAAGAATCCATTTACCAAAGATGAACCACGAGGTGATGATGGGAAGGTACAAAAAAGACATCGTAGCTTTGGTAAAAGGGAGTTTAAAGGTAAATCACCATTGGCAACTAACAAGGCTTCAACATTAGTAGCACATGAAGGAATTTTAGATCAATTAAAAAAGAAATTTGGAAGAAAAACTACAGATTTATTGTCAGAAGACAATATAATAGAAGAGTAAAACTCACCTATTCTAAATTTGGTTATATTTATATATGAATCATAATATACAAAGTGGAATCTCATATGGCAAAATTTAAACATAATAAACTCAAAAATACTGGTATGTTATTTGAGTTTTTATTGAGACAAGTAACTGTGGATGTTTTGAACAAAAAGAAAACATCAAAAGCAGTGCAAATTATCAAAAAAAGATTTAACGAAAACACCGAGGTTGGGAAGGAACTCGGTTTATACAATTTATTATTGAAAAAAAAGTTTGAGGATGATAAAAAAGCTGATTTCTTTTTAGCTGAAATACTTAGACAACGAGGAAAACTAAACAAAACCCATTTAAGCAGAGAAAAATACAATATTATCAAAGAGATAAACCAACATTATGATTCAAAAAACCTTTTTTCTGCTAAATTAGATGACTATAAACAATATGCTTCGATATATAAATTATTCGAAGGTGATAATAAGTTGAGTCCTGATGATAAAACCGATAGTTATTTTATAATAATGGAAAACATCACCACTGTAAACACTCAGAAAAACTCTGATTACCTACCTAAAGACCTCAAGGATAAGGATGTAAGGATACTTTCATATAAAATATTGCTTGAAAAGTTCAATGAAAAGTATACCAAGCTTACTGCTAATCAAAAATTAGTATTGAAAGAATACATTAATAGTATATCAAACTCTAATGAGTTCAACAAGTTTGTAAACTCTAAACTACCAACTCTAAAAAAATCACTGAAATCTAGAGTAAAGAAAGTGAAGAACGAGGTATTGAAGATCAAACTTACAGAAGCTATTAATTGTGTTGACAAATTTTGTTTGAATGAGTCCAAGGCAACCCAAGATGATTCAGTTGTCCAATTGTTGAGATACTATGAACTCGATAAAGAACTCAGAAAAATTCAATAATTTAGTAAAAGAGTTAGCCAGTAGGCTATATCGTAGAAAGTTAAAAGAGATTACCACTACTGCGAGTATAGATACTTATCAAACTCCATATGCTTTTAGTAAAAGGGGTATGAAGAAGAAGAGAAAGAAGAATATTGAGAAACAAACTGGCTATAAGTTTGTTGATGAGGCATTAGAAAAAAAAGATATTGAACAAATTAGGAAACAAATTAGACAAGAAGTAGCTGATATCTTATTTGATATTTGGATAAAACGATCTTCTTGGAAAGGAAAATAAAATGTATAAAGCAGATCCAAATGATCCAACAAAATCAGTACCAAAACAATTGGTTTTCGACAATGCTAGTGGTATACCTGTATTTGCTACTGATGCTTTAGCACAAGTTCCTAATCCAGCAGTAGGAACAATAACTTTTAGTCAACAAAGTAATAAGATTTTTATTTACAACGGAACAGCTTGGGTAAAAACTGCTGCGTTATCATAATATAGGATAATAAAATGAGTAAACAATTATTAGTAGATGTTAGACCATTTGAGATATCTAGACAACAGATAGATGAGTCTATAAAAGAAAACAATGGTAGGTTGGTTGTAAAGGGAGTACTACAACGAGCCGCCGCTAAAAATCAAAATGGTAGGATATATCCAAGAGAAGTATTGGTAAGGGAAGCAAAGAAATACGAGGATGTAAATGTAAGGGAAAGAAGAGCTCTTGGTGAGTTAGATCATCCTGAATCTTCTGTAGTAAACCTAAACAATGCTTCACATAATGTATTAGAGATGCATTGGGATAACGATGATCTACTTGGAACAGTTGAGGTGTTGAGTACACCAGCTGGTAATATTCTGAAAGAATTATTTAGATCAGGTATCAAACTTGGTATCAGTTCTCGTGGATTGGGTTCGGTAGAACCAGTGAACGAGGCAGAGGGTGAGGATGGTACAGTAGAAGTTCAAGATGACTTTGAGTTGATAGCATTTGACTTCGTGTCAAATCCGTCCACACATGGTGCTTTTATGAGACCTGTAAATGAGTCAGTGGGACATAGTTCACCTGAGAGTAATCTAGAGAAGATTGTCAACGACATAATGAGGGGCTAAGATGAAAAAAATAATTGAAATAAATGGTAAGAAGTATAAAGCCATAAATGAAGGTATAAATTCAAGTGGATATTCACAACTTAAAAGACATCTTCATAGTGCTACCCTAGCTGTAGGGGTTTTAAATAGAGCTTTTAAAAAACAAAATGATGATAAGGTTATGAGTGAAATAGAGTATCTTTATGAAAATGCTGAAGCAATGTTGAAGATAATAGAAGATAAAAAATATAGTACGTAAACTGATGCCATCGGTATCCAAAAAACAACAGAAGTTTATGGGGATAGTAAGGGCAATCCAAAAGGGTGAAGCCGATCCCTCTGATTTTAACAAGGACGCACAAGATGCGGCGAAGAAAATGAAGAAGAGTAGTGTTAAAAAATATGCCAAAACAAAACATAAGGGTTTGCCTAATAAGAAAGTAAATGAAGGAAGGGTTCTTCACTTTACAAAAATTCAAGATAAGACATTGGAGAAACACCTTAAAGTAATTGCTAAAAAAGTTGGAGCTACAGTGTCTAAAATTTCAGGTGGGTTCAAGGTTGATGCTGATAATGATGGAAGAAAATTAGCTCAGGTGGTTGATTATATATTTGATAAATCACTCAAAAAAGGTTTGACATCAGGTGGTGGAATGTCCAGAGTTCAAGTAGTAAATGAATCCAATGGCTCTAAAAGAGATTATAAAGCAGAGTATAAGAAATTTCAATCATCACCAAAGGCTAAGAAGTACAGAGCCGAGTTGAACAAGTACAACAGACAAAAAGGAACTTATGGGAATGGAGATGGTAAAGATGCTTCTCACAAAGGGGGAAAGATAGTTGGATTTGAAAAGGAATCAACCAACAGAGGACGAGCTGAAAAGAGTCGTTTAAAGAAAGAGATAAACGATTACGTGGGTTCTGTCATAGATGAAACCATAAATGAAAATCCAGCTGCTATCGCTGCTGCTCAACGTATGGTTGTTCAAAGTAAAGGTAAGAAAATATCAGTAAATACTGCTCGTAACTCACGATATAAAGATAAAGATCCAGCAGCTCATAAGAAAGCCAAGTCAATGTTCAGTAGATTATTAGATAAGTTTAGGAAAAGGAATGAGTCACAAATGTTACTACAGATGGCAAAACAATTGAAAGAAGCAGATGAATCAGTAGATGAAATCAAGGTTTGGGATTTGAATGAAAAGTGCTGGAAAGGATATGAGAAGAAAGGTATGAAGACCATGTTTGGAAAGAGATATCCTAATTGTGTGAAGAAAAAGAAAAGTGAATCTGTAAATGAAGCACCAACTGGTTTAGTAAAGAAAGCTATCGAGTTGGCTAAGTCAATGGGTGGTAATATGACTGGTGCCATCAAGAGAATTGAAAAGATGAAGAAGGGTTTATCCAAACAAAAAGATGTGAAAAAAGCTATTAGAATGGCAAATGAATCTATAAACGAAACACCATATGAATTAGGTGGAATGAAAGTATATTCTAAAGCAGATGGTTTGAAAAAAGTAAAATCAATGAAAAAAACAGCTGGTGCTAAGATTTATAAAGTCACAAAAACAAAGACTAAATTATATGGTACGAATCCAGTCACAATGTATAACTTACATACTAAGAATAAAAACCATTCAACTAATTCAAATCCTTATGGGTTAGATATGATGAAAGGTGCTTACTTAATACCTGTTAAAGAAAGTGTGAATGAAAACATCAGTGATTCAGAAAAATTTAAAATCTACAATTCACTTAAAAAAGGTGATATCGTCAGTATCAAATATGACTCAAGTATTGCCAAGGGTTCTAAGTTTCACCCATTTCTAGTTACCAAAGGAAAGACCAAGTTGATGAAGGGTAGAGTGGAAAGAATCATTATGGTGCCAGCAAGTGGTTCAAAAGCTAAAAGATATCTGTATAACAGAGGTGGTCGTATAAGTTTGGCTCTTGGGGATATGGCTGCTAGTATTGTAGATATGAAAAAAGGTAAGGTAAATGAATCTGTAAATGAGTCAAAAGAACTTACAAAGATAGATAAGATGCTAAAAGATAAGATAAAACAGATTGGAAAGAAGGATAAGCAGAGAGCATTGAAGCTGATGAAAATCTATAAGGATCATTGGTTGGAGTTTTCTATAAAAGCTAAACA